CGCCGTCAAAGCCCTGCAAGCCGAATATCGTGCTTCCGCTGCCGAGCAGGCGGCGTTGGAGCGCAGTATGGCCGCCTTGCGTGCCGACGGGCGCGAAACTGGCGATTTTTACAGCGAGCTGGCAATCAAGCTGGAAAACGTGCGCACCAAAACCGCCGACCTGAAGGCAGAACTTGACAAGAAAAACATCAAAATCAGCGCGGATACGGGCGAACTTGCCGAAGCGCAGAAAGCCCTCGAATCTTTGGGGCTGACGGCTGAAGAAGTAACCACCGGCATTAGCAAAAAAGCGGCGGAAGGGATTGCCAACTTTTCCACCGCCGCCGCCAAGTTCGGCAACGATGCCGAGCAGATGTCGCGCTTGTTTCAGGCGGCATTAAAGCAGATGGACAGCCCCGAAGCGGTCGAAAAGCTGAAAGCCGCCTTGGAGGACGCGGGCAAGCAGGCAGGTATGACCGCCGAGGAAATCAAGAAAATCGGCGACGCCGCGCCTGTTGCATCCGATAAGGTTGCCGACGCCTTTGCCAAAATCGGCGTGGACAGCAAAGCCGTAATGACGGGTATCAGCAGCGACGCACGTCAGGCGTTTGCCGACTTTAAGGACGCATCCGAACAGGCGGCGGCAGCGGGGCAGAAAGATGCCAAACTGATGCAGGCAGCGTTTGAGCAGATGATGGGCAAACTCAAAAGCAAAGAGGAATTTGCCGAGTTCCAACGCCAACTCAAAGCCAGCGGCGATGCGGCATTGTTGACGCAGGAGCAGCTTGCCCGTTTGGGCGATGCGGCGTCAGGCGGTGCGGAAAAAGCCAAAGCCGCCTATCAAGGGCTGAACGATACGGCCGCGCAGGCGGGCGAGGCTGCCAAAAACGCCCACGACAAGGGCGCGCAGGCGGCGGAAGGTCATGCCCAGTCTGTCAGCAAGGTGGTCAAGGCAAACGACGAGGCGGCGGCCAGCGCGGAAAAGGCGGCGGCAGCGACCGAAAAAGCCGCCAAAGCCGTTACCGACTACGGCTACCGGCTCAGTCAGACGGGCGGCTACGTCAAATTCAACAACGAGCAGCTCGAGTTGATGAACCAAAAATTCAGGGGCGTCAAAATCGGCATGGAGGCGACGCTGCAAATCGGGCGCATGAAGGACTACACCCAGCAGATTTACCTTGCCAACTCCGCTATGCAGCGGTTGAGCGACGCAACGGCACAGGGTGCGTTGACGCAGGGCGTGTTGAACGATACCGCCAGTGCGGCCGCCCGTGCCGCCGACAAGCTGGGCAATACCGAGCTGACCAAGTTCCGCAATGCGATTGCCGACGCGCAACGTCGTCTGAATGCGCTGCGACAAGAGGCAAGCGACGCGACGCGCGCCCTTGAGGCAGAACTTGCCGAACTCAACGGCAACGCCGAGGCGGGCTACGCTTTGCAGCAGGAGAAAAAGCTGCGCGAATTGAATCAGAAGCTGGCAAGTGCCAAGCAACTGGGACAGGGCGACATTGCCCGCGAATATCAGCGTCAAATCGAGTTGCAGCAGCAAATCTACGACCGCCAACGCAACAAGCGCGCCGAATCTGCCGCGCAGGAACGCGCCCGCAGCCAAAACACGGCAAGCGGCAGCAACAATGTGGCGCGTCAGTTGCAGCAAATCGGCAATCCGCAGGTCAACGTCAATACAGACGACCTTAACCGCATTTTGGCGCAGCGCGACGAGGCGGTCGCCAACAGAGCGGTCGGAAACTTGATGACGCAACTGGAAAACTCGTTAAAGCGGACGACTTAATCCAGGCAGTAAATACAAACCCGACTGCAACCATGCCAAGCCCCGATTTTCGGGGCTTTTGCTTTAATGGGGTTTTATATTTAGGCAAAGGTCGTCTGAAATGGCCGATTGGATTTTAAAGCGCAAGGACACCGGCGCAACCGTCCGCCTGCCGCAGGATATGCGTTGGGAAGATGAATTTGGTTGGAACAAGGTGGCGCAGGCCGCGCCGCAGCGTACGCTGTCGGGCGGATTGGTGATCCAGCAGGGAATTAAGGCAAACGGCCGCCCGATTACGTTGTCGGGGGATTGGGTATGGCTGGACTTGGGGTCTTTGCGGACTTTACGCGATTGGACGGACGTCCCTGAATTGGAAATGACGCTGACGCATTACGACGGCAGAGATTTTAATGTCGTTTGGCGAACGCACGATGCGGCTTTGGGTAGCGTCGAGCCGGTGCGGTACTCGACGCCGGAAGCGGACAGCGAACGATACACCGCCAAACTCTGCCTGATGACTTTTTAAGGTCATCTGAAAGCAGGTTTAAACAGGATTTAAAAAGGTTTCAAAAATGGAAAAAACAACGCGCCTGACGCAACAGGATTTGCAGATTTACCCCAGCCAGCGCATGACCGATACGCCTGACGGCGGCGGTTTGATGGTCGGGCAGCCGCTGACGGGCGAGGATAACGAGATTTTCCCGCCTGTTTCGGACGTTGACCGCACGATGGGTAGTTTGGACGCCCGTTTGCTCTACCCTGCCGTCCTGCGCAACGACTCCGAGCCGCTATATGGCGGGCATTTTGTCATTACCGAGCCGCCGACCTCTGAAAACGTGTCATTTTTGGCATTCAAAGCGCGCAACTACGGCGAGAGCCGCGCAGACATTATGCCGCGTATTGAGGCGTATTCCGTGCCGACGGTGGAAAGCCGCATGACGCTGATGGGGCGGCATTTGGCGGGCGTTCGCCTTGTGCAGGCATATCAGCGCGAGGAAGCCCCGCTGCCTAAAGTGGGCGAGCGGTATTGCTTACAATACGAAGACAAAACCAATGCCAAGACCGAACGCATTACCGAATATTTCCGCATCGCCAACCTGACGCACGAAATGCGGACGTTTGAAATTCCCCTGCCGAGCGGGCAGACCAAAGAAATCCGCCGCCGCGTCGTCAAAATGGAGACGACCAACCCGCTGACGCGCGACTTTGACGGCGTGGACTACCCCGTTGAGGGCTATGCGGGCAACAAGGTCAAGATTTTAGAGACGCAGGTCGCCGATTCGGCAAGCTATTACGGTGTCAAACCCGTTTCAGACGACCTTAAGGCGGGCGACGCATCGCTGACGGTAGCCAGCATCTACGAAAAACTGGTTCCTACTTCGACAGTAGAGACGCCGTATGCCGACCAATATCCCGTCGCGGGCGATATGTGGGTGGCTGCCGCGCCTGAAAAACAGGTGTTTAGCGGGTATGTATCGGGCGGTACGCTGACGATGCCCCATTCGCTTTTGCCGGGCAGCATCAAAATCGGCAACTACAAAGACAATGCGCAGGGGCAGTTGGTCTCCGGCGACAACATCATCCAAGCTGACTACGAAAAAGGCCGTCTGAGCGGCATCCCGAGTGGGACTTATACCGTTTCCGCCATCCCCGCCGCCAAATCATCGGCTGCGCGGTTTGCCTTTGCCGTTGAAATCAAAGAAACCAACCAAGGCACGGCATTTGCGCCGCTGCTGACCCCCGCCCCTGCCGCGGGCAGCCTGAAAGTGTCGTTTATGGCGTTGGGCGTTTGGTATCTGCTCGCCGATTCGGGCGACGGCGTGTTGCGCGATGAGGCAGGCAAAGCGGTAGGCACAGTGTCGTCAACCACCGGCTCTGTCGTGCTTAATCTGCCTGTATTGCCCGATGTCGGCAGCCGCCTTGTGTTCCAATGGGGCGGGATTTCGGGGTTTGCCTCGTCAGACGGCGGTAAGACCGGGACAGCAGCGACACCGAAACCTGCCGAAAGCAAATGCACCTATGGCTTGGGTCATCCCATCAAGCCGGGTACGTTGGTATTGACTTGGGAGGACAGCGGCACCAAAACCGCGCGCGACGACGGCAACGGCAGTCTGACGGGCGATATGCAGGGGTCGGTGGATTACCTCAACGGCGTGATTTCGACCACCCGCTACATCAACAGCAATACGGTCGAATACACCTGCGAAGAGACGCGCCGAATCAGCGCAAGCGTGGTCGGCGGCGCAGGCTACGGCATGACGGCGGAGGATAGGGGAGCGCATTGGGAGCTGGTATTCAAGGACGCTACGCCTAATCAGTCGGTCTTCAGATTGGATGTCAAAGGGCAAGTCTCTGAAGAGACAGAGTACACGGTGCCGAATTGGTATGGCGCAGCGGTTAGATAGGAGATGAAAATGGCGATTTCTGCCGGAAAAGAAATTAAATCAGGTACGGCGCGCATCAGTCTGCTCGCAGTCAAAGGTGGCTGGAAAGCGGGTAAAAACGCCGTGCAGGGTATCCGCTGGGACGGCGGTAAGCTGATTGTGCCTAAATCCGCGTTGCGGGTGGAGGCATTGGCTTGGGCGACCAAGTCTTATTCGACCTTGGGTGCCGCATGGCGCGCGCAGGAAAAAGACGCAACCGCCAAGAAAACCGTCGATATGTCTTTCAGCGACTGGGCTGCGGAATTTTTGTCCGCCGACACTTCCCACGCCAAGCCAAGAAGCGGGCGTCTGGCAGGCGGGCTGACATTTAATGTCTTGATCGACTTCGACCAAGGCAGCACCTGCGTCTTTAATTCATGGTCTTTTTCAGACGGGACGACCGAAATCGTCGAATACGGCGGCACGCTTTATAAAAACTGGGATGCAGCCAAAGGCAGCGGCGAAAATATCGGCACATTGTCCGCCACTGGCGAAGTGTCCATCAATGACCCTGCCATCAAATTCCAAAGTCTCAAGGTAACGGGCGGGGTTGTCCGTCTGCCGCAGGTTAAGATTTTCTCTTATGCAGGGCGCACGCCCGCCGCGCCGGTCAAACCCGAAAGCTTTACCGTTTATGCCAACAACGGCGACATCGTCGGACGCAGCAATGCCGAGGGCAATATCGAAGGCGGCATCACGGGGAAAATCGACTACGAGACAGGTTTCTACGAAATTACCCGCACCGCAGGTTTTTATCCCGAGGATTTGCGATACAACGCCGTAACCCAAGACAACCTGCCCTTGGATTCGTCGATTATCGGCATCGATGCCGTGCGCCTGCCAGCCGACGGACGCGTCCCCGTGTTCCGCAAGGGCGACATGATTGTGATTTCCAACCGTCTCAAGCAGGATTTGGGCAGCGCGTTTACCGCCGCCCAGAAAATCACGCTCAACCGTCAAAACCTAGACCGCCTCTGCTTGGTCGACAGCAAAGGCAAGCACGTCCTTGCCGAAAAATACACGGCAGACCTCAAGGCGGGCAGTATTACCTTCGGCGAGCCGTTGGACTTGTCGCAATACACCCTGCCGCTGACCGCCGTTTGCGCATGGGAAGAAGAGAACCGCATTACGGGCGTCGATATTTCGGGTCGTCTGAAACTGCAATTTGCCATATCGCGCGCCTACCCTAAAGCAGGGACTTACGTTTCATCCGCCCTGATCGGCGGCGATTTGCTGGTACGCGCGACCGAGCCTTTTTCACAACAGGCATGGGATAATGTTTGGGCGGATTCGCGGCGCGGCGATCCGATTCTGGCAAAGGCAAATGTCAAGGACTACCCGATCAAACTCGCCAGCAACGGCGCGATTACCGAGCGTTGGCTGATTAGATTCACTACTGCCAACCAATTCGAGTTATACGGCGAGCAGCTGGGCTTGGTCGCCAAGAGCGATACCCTGACCGACCTTGCCCCGACCAATCCCGCCACGGGCAAACCGTACTTTACGATTAAATCGACAGCGTTCGGCGGCGGATGGGCGGTTCAAAACTGCATCCGTTTCAACACCTACGGCACGCCGCTACCCGTTTGGATTCTCCGCAGCGTCCAGCCCTCGCCCGACAGGCAGGAAGGGCGCGACGGCTTTACCGCCTGTTTGCGCGGCAATACGGTGGCTGAGTAAGCGTAAAGAATAAAGGTCGTCTGAAGGCGTTTCAGACGACCTTTTATACCGCCTGTTTATTTTTAATGCCGTTTAATTTAAAATCCTTTATACAGAATAAATATTGCGAGGATGTGATGGAAAACTATTACGAACTTTTAGGGATTGTGTCATCAGCAACAAAAGACGAAATTGAAAGGGCGTTAAGGCGGGCGGCTGAACAGCAGACGTTGGATTTGGATGAGATAAAGCAGTGTCGGGAATATTTGCTGAATCCGGTGAAAAAGGCTGAGTATGATAAGGAACTCCATGCCGAATATCCTGACTTGGCAAAAGAGGACAGGAAAAAGGTAAAGGCGGAGGAAAAACTTCGGAAGAAAAATAAAAAGGGAAAAGGTTCTGATTTTTTGGAATTGATTGGTATGGGCATTGTGGTTTCAATCCCATTTTTATGGTTTACATTTAATGGTGGCGGTGGCTCATCCAAGCCAAGCGGGCATCAAGCACAATCAGCCTGCGAAAGAGCGGTAACGGATATTTTAAAATCCCCGTCATCAGCCGATTTCGGTGGATGGCAGCGTCGCGAAAATGCCGACGGTACATATGAGATAAGCGGATATGTTGATTCGCAGAATAGTTTTGGAGCTATGTTGCGGGCGCATTTTAGTTGTTCGGTTGATTCCAGTGGAGACCGAGCTAAAATTACTTATTTTAGATGACGACAACAAAACAAAATGCGGTTGATTACCCGACTGCAACCATGCCAAGCCCCGATTTTCGGGGCTTTTGTTTTAATAAGGCTTTATTTTTAAAGCAAAGGTTGCCTGAAATGTTTAATACCGAAAGAGTACCGGTTAAGGTTTACCGCTGGGACGATGCAGGTGCGCCCAAGCTGACGACTGATGACGGAGCATTTAAAACTGTTTTAAAGGCTTGTTTGGTGACGGGTTATGGCGAGGGCGAGAATCGGAAAGAGCCGCTGGGCTGGGAAATTCATCAGGAAACGGAAACTGCCGCCTATTTTCGCTCTAAGCATGAAAAATCATCCAAGCCATATCTATTGGTCAATGGTAGTTCGAGCGGTTATTACAATTCTGTTTCGGCTAAATTCAAAGTATCTGCGGAGCTACAGCCTCACGTTGCTAATAATAATGTTGCCGCTGAGGCTGGTAATTCTGTCAATGAGTTGTACTGTAGATCTCGACGTGACTGGGTTTTAATTGGGAATGAACGTGGGTTTTGGTTGGTTGTCGGGTCGAAATATGAACGTAGTAGACCTGGTATTGGTTATAAAACAACACCATCGGCAACTGCTTTATTTTTTGGAGATTTCGCAAGTGCGGCGCCGTTTGATGTATCTAATGCTGCATTGATGACTATCACCCTTTCGGATTACTCCATCAATAAAAGCTTTAACAGTACCGCTACTTTTTCAGGAGGAGTTGATAATAACATCCCTACTAAAGCAAGAATACGTTCGTTAATGTCATTTGATAGTGGTGGTGGCGAGGCGGTTGACGGGATTGCTAAAAAACTGATTGCAACGCCTTTTTATTTTTTTGAGGGCGGCAATCTACGCGGGCTGGTTCCGGGATGTCTTGGCGCATCTACATCTTGGTTTTCAGAAAATAATTGTTTTGAACAATACCGTTTGGACAACAGTCCGGACGAGTTTTTAATTTTCACCACCGGATACGCCGAAAAGGATGGTATCGGTCGGAATTTCTTAATTAACCTGACTGCATGGGACATGTAACGATGGGTGTGCTTTTGTCAGACGGACTTGTGTTTGCCGACCCCGTCTGTGGCGGTCGCGGCTATATTGCAGGGGAGGCAGAGGGGATTGTTACCGTCGGAGGGCAGCCTGCGGAACGCAAAATACTGCTTTTCGATCGGCAGAATTTTAAGGTCATTCGTACCCAATGGAGTAAGCCTGACGGGTCATACCGCTTTGATTACCTGAATCCGAATAAAGAATTTTTGATGGTTGCGCTTGACCATAAAAAGCAATACGAGCCTGTCTCCTATGATTTCATCAAGCCCTTTGTCGATACTGACGGCGGATAAGGTCGTCTGAAATGTCTGACGATAAATCCAAAACCTATGCCGATTCCGCGCGGATTCCGCTGCCTTTTGGGGCGTTAATTGCGGAGCGTAAGCCGTCAAACCGACTGCCGATACCGTTTACCCGTCCGTTGCGCCATATTGCGGCGGGCGGGGCGGTTGCGCCGATTGAGCCGCCAAAGCCCAAACCGCCCGAACCTTACGCGCCGCCGGCCGGCTATGCCGCTGTATCGGGGGAATGGGGGTTTGTTCTACATGCGGTTGGGACGCGGGCGGCCTGTTTGACCGGTGGTTTTGCCGGAGGTAATGCGGCGGTCGGAATGTCGGGCGTGTCGGTTGAGGCTGTGGACGTTGCCCATTGTTTTCAGACGACCTTTGAAGGTATGGCCGCGCTTGAGGGTCGTCTGAAATCGCAGTCCGAGCCATCGTTTGCGGTTTTGGCTTGTGCGTCCGGTATTCAAAGCGCGATGGACGGGCTGGACGGCTGCTCCGGCGCGAACATGACAGGCAGCCTGTTTTTGACGGGCTGCGGCGGCGACACGCAGGCGGCGCAGGCTGGCGAACGCTTGGAAACCCACTCGGAAAGCACGTTTTCAGACGACGCTTTATTGGTTGGCTGCCTGCAATCAGACATCCTTGAGGCGGCGGATTTGGCGCGTTGTTTCAGCCCTAAATTCCTGCCTGCCGTTACCGTCCCTTGCGAATACTATGAGATTCCGGTCGAGCCGGAACCCGTCCCCGAAACTTACGTCTGCGGCATCCGCCCGCCGTCCAACCGCCTCGCTCTGCGGTTTTACCGCAAAAAAATCGCGCACGACCCGCGCTATATCCCGCTGCCGTTCGCTTGTTTCGACACGGCAAAAACCCCTGTTTTAAACGGATACATCATGAAAAACACCGTCAAAGCCACGGCGGACGGGCAGCCGATTGAGTTGTTTTCCGCCTCGTTTACCGCCGATACGGGCGGCTATTGCTGGCAAGGCAGCCTGACCGTATCGCCCGAGGATTTCGCCAAAATCAACCCCGACGCCCGCGCGAAGGGCGAGGAAGCGCAAATCAAGGTGCAAATCAACGCCGACACTTTTGTCATCCTCGCCGAGGATTACAGCGACAACCGCAGATTTGGGCAAAAGAGCTATACGGTAACGGGCAGGAGCGTTACCGCCCGCTTGGGCGCGGACTATGCGCCCAAAGGCAGCGGCACATACCGCAACCCTATATATGCCCAACAAATCGCCACGGAGGTCTTGAGACCGACGGGCGTGGGCTTGGACGGATGGACGATGGCGGATTGGCTGATTCCTGCCGATGTGTACGCATTGACGGACAAGACGCCGATGGCGGTATTGCAAGAGCTGGCGCAGGCGGCGGGCGGGTTTATCGAGAGCGACCGCGCCAAGCCT